TTTCCTGCTTTGCTATGTGATCGAACCTGCGACCCGCTCGATACGAGGTATCTTTGTATCGTGAGCAAGCCTGTAGCAAGTATCGTACACCGTCGTATGGGTCATCACCATCGAACTCTTTAACGTCCTCAGGATTCTCAGGATCGTATACACAGTTCGGAATGGTATCGATGACCGCTTGGCAGTTCTCAAATACTTGCAACTTCGGGAGGTTTGTTTCTTCTGGTTCCTCTTCGAAGAACTTTAAGTATTCTTCGTACTTGGTTTGCCCGTAGTTTCGGAGTATTTTCGAGGCGAGTTCGTTATCAAAAGTTCCAGCAATGTCTTTAGTTCTTGGTTTAGGGGTCCAGCGGAGATAGTCATGAAGGAGTAGTTTTCCCCCGATTCGGTCGTTAATAGCCCGCTCAGGCGTGTAACCCGAGTACTGGGTAAACTGTTGATCGATAGTTTCAACACCGCGGTTTTGCCATGCTGAAGGATCGAGAGCCACTGACTCAAGGTTATCCCCTGAGGATAGCCGTTTGAATTCACTAGCCCACTCCGCAATCATCTTCCGCTTTTGAAAGTACTCCCGATATAAGTAAACTCTTCCATCGGGAGCAATAGCTGCCCATCCAATCCAAACATGAGCCGCAAATCCCCAGTCAATCGCCGCAACTCTGGGCCACCAAAAGGGTATTGCAAATGGTTCAATAACGTGACGAGCATTAAGAGGTTCGTCGGGCAGAGGTTCCAGTCTGAAGTTAAAGACTTGTCCTTCGAATGTATACCAGTCTCCATACTTTTTGGCTCGTCTCTCTGCCTCTGTTGGTAAAAGTTCAAGCTTCGCTACGTACGTCGGATCGTTCTCTAACAGGTGACGATTGTCTTCTACTCTAGCCGGTAGATAGAACCGTTTTAATCCGGTTTTTCTATCTACAATTACTTTCATTCCCTCGCGCGCTGGATCAACAAATCTCTGTCTGACCCATGTATGACCAATGTTTCCTGGGTTAGAACCTGCGCGAGTAATGGCTGGTAACTGACTGGTAGAAGATCGAACACGCGAAGCCACAAGATACAAGTATTGATACTGAGTGAAGTGTGTGAGTTCATCCCAGCCAACGTAGTTGTATTCAACTCCGTCGTACTTGGTAATATCTTTTTCGTGCTCAGCGTGTCCGAAGGCTTGGTATCCGCCATTAGGGAATGTCCAACGCTTCTTCTGCTGATTGTACGTTGCACCAGTGGACTCATACCATTGATGCGAGCGAACAATAATTTCAGCTTCTAATTCAGGAAAGGTACGCCGTAGGATTAGACCTTTGTATCTTGGGTGCTGATGCCATCCTCTAATCAATGGCAGCATGTAAAGAATTTCGGTCTTTCCTGGTCCTGCGGCGCCACCATACAATGCCTCAAATATGGTATCCGGTAACGTAACAAGTGTTTCTTGTTTCCGTGTAGGACTCCATTCGTGAACTTGAGGTTGGGTTTCGATAGTTTCCATCGAGATTAAAAGGGGTTGGAGGTAGCTACCGTGAGACTTGCTTGCCTGCTATTCCAACCCAAACCTAATACGAGCGCGAAGCGCGAGTAGGTTCGCGCATCTGTACAATACTATCGGTACGTGAATGTCTGTCCGCCACTCTTTCCCGACCATATTCTCCCGAGTACAGATGTGCGAATGTTGTCGGGTAAAGAACTAAAGTGATCCCGCAGATTGCATGGTGCAAGCATACAAGTAAGCGCAGTAGTTCTTTACCCAACTTCGATCTCAGGATAGTGATAAGTCTCACGTACCTGAGGTGCATTGATAACCATTTGGATGCGGTTATCGGAGAGGTTTACATTCTTGTCCCGCATGTTAGCGGCGACTTTGGAAAGATTTCCCGCGACGATTGATTTATCTTTCGCACCAAGCATCATGACATCCTGTTCACCTAATAAATTGAGAGCCATCATGGTTTTCTTGAGTGCTTCGTCTTCGATCTTAACACGGTCCGCTTTACCCTTGTTCGCGATTGCGGTTAGAGCTTCGTCAGGTTCGCGGGAGTTATCTAATCCATTCGCGTAGTTTGAGACTGTGCTCTCTGCTACGTTGAATTCTTTGGCTACGTCTACCTGCTTCACGCCTGGTTCGTTTGCGAGCGCGGCAATCGTATGCTTCACGTATTCAGGAATGGCAACAGTACCTTGCCCGCGTCCAATGTTTTCCTTTTGTGCTACGACAAGCGTAGGGATTTCAGTCCGAGCGAGATAGTTTCGCTCAGGTGACATATTACGCTCAGCCGTTTCACGCTTCAAAAACATCATATGGCACCAGATCCTATGGGTGGTAGACCCTGGCGCTGATTCTACCATAGGGAGCGGCTAGGTGTCAACATAAGAGTTGTGTATAGTAGATACGGGTACGGGCTATGGTGCCTATGTTTAAGATGGTACCTATTGGTTATTTTTTGAAAATTGGTACGGGGGAATTCAATTTGGGGTTCTTATATTTAGTTAATCCATACTGAGCTATCGAGCGCCGTTAACTCTTTTATGGCGGGGGACCCGCCGAGACGCCCGTAGGGGGGTGTGTGTTATAACATTAATTGTTTTGACACGCATAACAATAATGGTATGGCACGAATCCTGCCAGCATTACGCTTTCCGTACTCTAAAATACAAAGTACTTATGGCATTGTATTTGCTACGCGCGCGCACACGCACCGACTATCTAAAGATTGGCATGCATTGTGCTACGCGCGCAATGCGCGGGCTCCTCTACTACGCGTGTACACGGACTATCGAAGGTATAGTTGGCACGGAAAAGAATCTCGCCGGGAATGGAACGAACCGAACGCCAGTCCCGTCTAAGCAGTGGTAGTCGGTAGTACGGTAACGGTACGGTAACGAAGTAGAGGGTAGTCGAGGGTACGGAACAAAAGCCAATCGGCTAACGTCTAATCATTCAGTACCGCGTAATGCGGACTCGGCGCAAACGACTGGAGCGTATTCCTCCAAGGTATTACTCGGATGATTCGTCATAGTTGCAGAGCTATCCCGTCTGACGGTAATGTGTCTGCGCGAATCGGTTAGTCCCGAGGTTCTTTGTAGATATAAGTGTCGCCTTTTGGCGGAGCACTTCATACCTTGACCGTATCGCCGCCGGTGTACGCGTCCCGAGAGTAGCCCGAGAGGTTACAGCCTGACCGCTAGTAAGGTAGGCAGGGAACGTCAAACCGCAGGAAACACGATACGGTCATGACGGGAACCAAACGCCTAGCAAGCGAATGATTCCCTAGAAAACAAAAGAATCCTAACATTCCAACTCCAATGGAATGATTGAGGGATTCAAAAGAACCCGGCTCTACGGTACACGGAACACGATAGCCCAAAGCGAGCCCGTATCGACCAGTCGATAGGCTCCCCCATCCTAACGCTACTGTTGCCACTCCGACACTCCGGGTTCTCTTGAATCCCTTAACCATTCCATGTAAAGGAAGGATTGAGGATTCTACAGTACGCTTGCACTGGACGGCTACCACGGCGGAAAGGCAACATATCCGGCCAACATGGTGCGGCTTTACACTTAGCCTCCGACCGTACGGTACAATGCCAATTCCTAATCCAAGCGTACTGTTGAATCCTTAATCCTTCTGGTTGTTTGTTCGTCAGGGTACAGGAAGGGAAACAACATGCTTTCCTTCCTGTACTCGCACGAACCAATTAACCAAGGAGAAAAGAATGAGCACGATTGTCAAGTTCGCACTGCGCGAGGTTATCACGAACGAAAACCTTAACCTCTCGGTCAATACGCGGAACGAAGCACTGGACGAATTGATTCAGATGGAACGCAACGAAGCGCGTAACACTGGTGATTCGGACCCGGTTCGTTGGCACGGTCACATGCAAGAGTTTCGGCAACACCGCGCTAACAACTCCGGCGGTCGAATCGGAACCATCAAGTTGGTCCGGCAGGTTTTGAACTGCGGATTGTCCGAAGCACTCATCATTGTCAAGGGTATCGAAACCCAAGACGGTATCGTGTAGTGCGGAAGTATCTCATCTACAAAGCATTCGTGGCTGTGCTGGTGGCAGGGTTGTTGTGGCAATACAATAACCTCCCACCGTGCAGCACGGACCAAGCGTGTGAGATAATGCACGGAGAAGATATGCGGTAACGCAGGTACAGTACCTAACGACTAGGGATATGAAACGGGAAAGGAGGTAAAGCCTATCCCGTAGCCTGAAATGACAGGCTTTGAAGATTACCCTAATCTTTAAAGGAGGGAATGTTAGTGGATTGCAGAAAGCGATACAGGTTCTTTAATCACTGTGATAGGCTGCTACTTTGGCAGATTGAAACGGTGGAAAAAGAAAGACACATTGTTAATCGTACGCTGCGAAAGAATTACAGGAAGTCTCTACTCAATCGTGCAGTCGAACGTGTCGTGAGGCACAATCGAGAGTACATGACGAAGATTTTCCTTGACACCTCTCGCCGTGTGTGATACAATGTAGTGGGGGGCCTCGGATGGTCCGAGCCTCCCGTCCCTTAACCTGCTAGTTAGGAATTAGTTATGCCACGTATTGCTACGAAGTTCGATGACCACCAGACACTCGGCGCGTTCGAACAGACTCCGATTGTCAACGATTCGCTCACTTCCGAAACGACAACGATTGTTGCTTCGGACAAGGAATCGGCGAAGTCCGGTGAAGTTTCCGCGATTGTTTACAAGCTCGCGGAGAATGCTTCGGACCCAATCGATGCGGCTTTGGCTTTGTTCGGCGGTTCGCCGGCGGAGTTGGCGAAGTTCGCAATCGGCGCGTATAACGATGACATTCGTTTGCGTGCGAAGTCTTTCATTGTGACGAGCATCGAAGGTCCGGAGAAGATGGTTGCTCGTGTTGTTCGTCGGATTGCGAAGGAACTCAATCTTGATGAGGCGAACGTTCTCGCCAAGGTCAAGGCGAATCCGGCGTATCTGGATATGTTGCTTTCGCTCGCGAAGTAACATTCACTCAATCCCGTATGGTTCTCCTGACCATACGGGATTTTCTTTGCCTGAAAATAAGTTATTCTCGGGGTGTCGTAGGATACCACTACGATACCACCGGGATGCCACTGTAATGCCACTGCGATACCACTAGCATTCCACTACATTCTCAATAGGTGGGTTGCGTCCTAAGTCCTTGCAGGTCAAGCACTTGCGAGGATTTAGTAGGCTACCTCCCTCCCTCCCTCCCTCCCTCAAGAGGGTAGGATACATTGGACATCCAAATTTTTGGATTCGGGGGTAGTGGTGGGTTGGCTTTGTTCTTGCTTCTCTTTTCTTCTTTTTTTTTTGATTTTTTATGCCAACATGTAAAGACTACCCACACCGTGTAAGAATTACAATTGCCCATGAAACGTCAAAACATACGAAGGAGGGGGAGGGGGAGGACACGAGCTAAGTCCTTCTCCTGCAAGCACTTAGTGCCTCTTGACTTGCCTCCCGTCCAGTGGTATAACAGTGGCATCGCAGTGGTATCAAGGTGGCATCACAGTGGTATCACAGTGGCATCGTAGCCACGAACAAACGGCGAACCATCGTTTGTCGGGCAAGAAGCGTGCCAACTCTATTCCCGATTAGTTATCGGAAAGGATTCAAATGTCGTCTGAAGCATGGGGACATATCTTCTCGGCCGAGAAAATCCGAGAGATTCAAACGGAAGAATTATCCGCCATCAAAGATTTGACAATCGAACAATTGTCAACTCGCATCGGCGGATACCAGATGGCTACGCGTGATTTGGCATTGCGTTATGTCAAAGCACACGAGGAATTGAGTCGTCGTCTGAGCGAAAAGAACTCCGAGGAATTGGAGAACTTAATCGAACGTGTGCCGATGGCGGAATCTACACTCCGCAATCGTGGCGGAATGCCTAACTTGGTAAAGGCAAAGAAACCCACGTTCGCGGACAAGGTTCAGAACAATTTCAAGAAAGAAATGCGCACCAATCCCGAGATGCGCGCTTTCATGGAATCGTTGAAAGCGGATTCGAAGTAATGGCACGCGGTCGTAGGATTCACGACCGTAGGGATTACGGAATCACGGGTAGACATCAAACCACGAATGATTGCACGGTACGTGCATTGTGCGTGGCGTCCGGAATGGAATACGACCTATGCCTTATCGCGTTAGCAGTCGCGGGTCGAAGAAAGAATTCCGGAGTCAAGATGCGTGATTGGTTTCGTGTGTTTCAAAGTCTTGGACTGTGCAAGGTCGAAGATAAGATTAAACATGTCACGCGTCCAACCGACCAAGACTTGCATAACAATGTAATCGTCTTGATTCGTGGGCATGTGTACTCGATTCGAAACGGTGTCCATTCGGATGGTTCGTATGGATATCTAAACAATAACCGCCGCGTTCGCATGGCTTGGAGAATTGCATGAGTCAAGATACACGCGTACAGTTGGATGATAACCCGCGGTTCTATACGTACGAGGGGTTGTCCGACGCTACGTATCGATTCGAATTGCGGTTGAAGAACGGTGATACGGTGATTGGTCATCGTGTCGCGTTCGATTCGAACTCCGATGATGCCAAGCGAAAGATTGCTGGCATGATTGAGGAAACCTATCCGGATTGGAAGACGATGCGGATACTAACGCGGCAAGAGTTTAAGAAGTCGTGAGGAAACCTATCACGTCGCCGCCGCTCACTGTCAAGGAATTGATTAAGGCTTTGTCAATCCTTGACGAAGATGCCACGATTGAATTCGAATACGATGGTTCCGACACGTTCGAATTCAAAACCGTCGGAGGATTCAACATCACGGACGATAACAAGTCCATTCAGCTAATGGAAGTAATCAAAAGATGGCACGAATAACTCAGACGTGCAAGTATTGCGGCCTTCCTGCAATCGAAACAAAGAGAAAGGAAATTGCTCAGTCACTATTCATGGTCACGCTTGAATGCGGCCATGCATACACGCAGAAAATCGTACGCTCACAGTACGATGTCGTTAGTGAGAAAGGACAAGAGCCATTCCCATTCCAGAAGGATGGAATTAAATTCATCGAGGATACTGATTTTAGATGTATCATTGGTGATGAGATGGGATTGGGCAAGACGATTCAATATCTCTGTGCAATCAAGTTGCACGATGAGAAGTTACCGGTCCTAATCTTTGCGAAGAAGGGATTGGTTCGGCAGCTAGAGATTGAGTTGTACAATTGGTCCGGTCATCTACCTCAGGTGATTGAATCTAGTAAGCAAAAGGTTCATCCATTCCCTGTCACTATCATCTCGTATGATACGATGGCACGAATCAAGGAACCTTACGAGGTATTCAAGTTCGTAAAGACTGTCATCCTTGATGAGTGTCAGTACATCAAGAATGAAGATGCCAAGCGAACCAATGCAATCCGTCTGTTGGTTCAAAGAGTCGGGATTCAGAACGTGATAGGAGTTTCGGGCACACCAATCAAGAACAAGGCGGATGAATTCTTTCCTATCCTAAACTTGATTGCGCCAACGAAGTTCCCGACCAAGGCATATATGATGCGAAAGTATTTCGATTCGTATCAGGATGCACAAGGAAACTATCATATCATCAAGGCATGGCCGAGTTTCTACGAAGCCATCGATGGTATCATGATTCGCCGAACGCGAGAGGAAGTAGCACCTGAACTTCCGACAATCAATCGAATGTTCTTCAACTCTGAGATTGAGAACAAGGATATTCGCAGGTCATATGCCGAAGTCCAAAAAGAATTCGAAGAATTCATGGACAAGAACGATGGCAAACTAAATCCCGAGGGATACACTTCCTTGCTCGGTTTCTTTGCCCGAATGCGTAGGCTAACAGGATTCGCTAAGCTTCAACCCGTAACCGAATTCGTTACGGACTTCCTGTTGTCCACTGAAAGAAAGATTGTAATCTTCGGACATCACAAGGAAACATTGGAATCCCTCAAGGAAGTATTGGATTCGTGGTGTGCGGAAGGCGGATGGAATCCATGCGAAGCACTCAAGTCAAGTTTAGATGCGGACCAAAGACAAGCGGTTATCAATAAGTTTAAAGATGACCCGCGGTCGCGCATTCTAATCGCGAGCACTCTCGCTTCGGGCGAAGGACTCAACTTGCAGTTCTGTTCCGATGCTATCATGCTGGAGCGTCAATGGAATCCAGCGAATGAAGAACAAGCGGAGACACGCTTCACTCGATTTGGTTCTACCGCAGAGCATGTCAACGTGACATACTTCATCTCGGTCGGTACGATTGATGAATGGTTGACAGAGCTTGTCGAAAAGAAGCGTGCTCTATTCAACAAGCTAATCAATCGTGATGAGAATGCATCATGGGATGAGGGCGGCCTCATGAAAGAATTGGCCGAGGTTATCTACTCAAAGGGAGGCAAGCGGTGGACATACTAAACAAGGAACTGAAGAACGAACTGCTCGATACACTCCAACATGTAACGGAGGATGCAAGCATTCGCCATCACGATTCACAATCGGGCGAAACATTTGAGGAGTGTGCATTGTGCGGCGAATGGGATAGTCATACAGCGGTATGCATTATCCCATCGCTAATCACTTGGCTTGGTGTTCAGTCTGAACTTGATGAGGTTGCAAAAGACAATGCTTAGATTCGCGCAGTTCGCTAAAGGTGCTTGGGTTCGTACGTGTCAAGAGTGTATGAAACCACAGGCAACACCGGCACCTCAATCCTACCTGAATGAAACGTGGCGGGATTTGCAATGCAAGTTCTGCCACAGTGAAGCACTCGACTACGGTCAAGTGAATACGGAAATCAACTTGGATGATGACAGCGAATTCTAATGCCGATTGATAACCTTTCAATCTACCTTGACGAAGCATCCGCGGTTAACAATACAGTATCAGGGAAATACGTTCTCCTGTACGCTGGCCCGAGGGAAAAGGTAAAAGGTTTCATGAAGTTCTGGGCATTGTATCGTCCGCTCTCACAGATTCAAGTGCGGTACTTGAATACAATGCAAGGTGTAACGATAGAGTATTCCGGTGAGGCGATAGGCTATGTCAAATCGCGGCGGTAAATACGATGCGTACATCGAAGCGATACTCGGCATTCACTATCCCGCTGTGCCACATCACAAGCGGGTATTCATTAACACGGTATCCGCACCTAGTATCTTCCACGCCCAAGCAATCCGCGAACACAATCACCAAGTAATTCAATCCTTCAAGTTGTTCAAACTCATGGAGAATATGAAAGTAAATCAATGAACACTCACATCATCAAGGTTCTTGACCGCGGTACGGAAGTAATGTGCATGGCAATCCGAATGGAACCCATGTCCACAGAAGAACGTGAGTTGTGCGACAAGAATGGATGGGGTTTGAATCCTGAAAAGGATTATCTTTTCCTCGCACGCATGACACCGCACGTTCAACTTCAGTATGACCCATACGAATGGGATGGCGGTCGTACTCTTTACCTTGCACATCGATACCTGAAAGATGTGTTCAGCTTGAAGGGATGGGAATCAATCCTGAGCATTCACGTTGTTGACGTACGAGAACTTGAAGGTGAGGCACCGTGAAGTATTACTATGACGGTACAATCTTCATGTCCTTGATTGTCATCGCGGTGTTCATTGGTATGATACTCGGAAAGGTATTGTCGCAATGGATTTGACAGACGAACGGTATTACTTCTGGTGTTTCTATGAAGAACGCAATCCGCAATGGCGCTTAGCCTATGATGGTACGAAGCGACAGATAAACAAGTACGCTCAACAAACCAAAGACATCACGCCGTTCGATATCATTCGGGTATCGCTCGGCACGGTAGTTCTATACGAAGGACCGGCAAAGGATTACGTGAAGGTATGAGCCTAACTCGCGCACAATGGATAGATATGTGGCGTTCGGTTCGTAAGATAGAGAAGTACATAACCGAGCGAGAGATTCCCCGAACCGAAGTGTTTGGTAAGAAGAATCGAGAGGAAGTTGTAAACGAAATCGAGAAGGTTCAAGACCTAATCGAATCAGTGATTGGACAGATGCGACCATGAGAATCCAACGGCGAATCAAAGGGCAAGTGCGGCGACAGTTTGCTACCTCAGTGATTGCGGCAATCGAGAAAGCAATCAAGTCTGAATGCAAACGATACGGTGTGTCGCGGTCATTCGTGATTGCGAATGCACTAGCCTTCACGTTCGGAATCAAGACGGAAGATTACGTTACCGATGGCGGTAACAAGAACGTAGTAAAGTTTCGCAAACGAAAGACTGCATAGTTAATAGGTGGAGCCGACTGTCCACTTCCGAGGACGGTAAAGATTACACGCAGATTTTCCTTGACAGGGGTGCCGGCTCCGTGCTATAATTAGTCATGGCCCGGCCCCTGTTACTTGACGACTTGATTAGTTTCCCCGAGCTAATCGAATGTCAAGAGATTCATTCGAGATTAGCGTTAACGTTCATTGAGGATAACAATTGTTGGGTCAAACCTACCAATAAGGATAGAGTAAAGATAGGGTGGAACGGCAAGCAAGCCCTACTCTATCGTGTTATCTTTGAGTTAATTCACGGTCCAATCCCAAGAGGATGGCAAGTCTGTCATTCATGTGACAATCCCAAGTGCTACAATCCAATCCATTTATGGGTAGGTACAGCAACGGATAACATGGAGGACATGTACATAAAGGTTAGAGCAGGAATTGGAAAGCGTCCCAAGAAATACAATACCTCTTGGATGAAAACTCTAGCGCGAATGAAAGCTAGAGCTGACGAACAAACCGATGCGGAATGTTACGATAACGTTTGAAGAAGCGTGTTACTTAATCAAGGACTTGATACCTCAATACCGTGTTGTGTTACGGTATAGAAGTAACCAAGTCTGGTCGTTTAAGTTTGAACGCGGCAGTAATCAATACGATGCGGTGGACATTCTGTTCATGCATCTTCATGATAGAGATAAGCCAGACCGCATTGATGCTATCTGGCAAAAGGTTGGCTTGAGTATTCCCGACTCGCTCGCCTTAATCAACTTAGCATCTGGCGGTTGGCGACAAGCAATCGCATGGGATAAAAGATATGACAACTACAGACGAGTCTTCACAGACATCACCGGAATCCCTATCACCTGACATCCCCATTCCTCACGTATCACCTTCACGTTTAGTAATTAGTTTAGACTCGCAAGTTTTGTCGAAGATTCAAACGTGCGGACAGCAAGCGGCATACAATCATCTCGATAACATCGAACCAATCAATTACGAGAATGATTCGTTAGACATTGGCTTGACCATGCACGAAGGTCTTGCGGAATACTACAGGAACAAACATCTACCCACGAACATCGCAAGCGCAAAGGCATTAGCTAAAGTAGAAGTATCAGCAATGGGTAGGCCAACGTTGCGCGGTGCTCAGATACGAATGATGATTGATGCGGTCGCACAATACATCAAGAAGTACGACACCGAATCGTGGGTTGTAGTGAAGGATACGAATGGCAATCCTCTTGTTGAACAGACCTTTAGCAAGACGTTGTATCAGGACGAAGACATTCAGATTCTTTACACAGGAATCACGGACTTGATTGTGAGGGCACACGAAACCTCTACCAATCTTATGCCCGTTGACCACAAGACATACGGTTCGCATTACAAACCCGCGGTCTTGTCCAATCAATTCTCAGGTTACATGTGGGCAACGAACTCACCTAGCCTGATTGTTAATCGTGTTGGTGTCAAGTCCAAGCTCGGCAGCTTTGAACGAATTCTTGTTAACCGAACGCCGGCAATGATTGAGGAATGGAAGGGCAATGCAATTCGCGCAGTGCTCGCACACCTTGATGACATGCAGGCTAATAACTTCCGGCGGAACTATGAAGCATGTACAATGTACGGCGGTTGTCGTTACCTAAGATTGTGCAATGCTGACCCGACTCATCGGAAGTATCTAATCACCAATGAGTACAAGGTTGTTCCGCCTTGGAATCCATTGGAGGCAAGGGACTGAACATCATGCCCAAGCATCCAGTACATCAATACAAAAGGATAAAGCAAAAGCCATCTGAAAGAATCATATACCGCTGTATGCGTCCGAACTGCAATCACTACCTCACACCTGAGTTTATTCTTGGAAAGGTAAGTATATGCTGGCAATGCAAAGAAGAGTTCGTGATGGACCCATACGCGGTGGAAAGACAATTCCCCAAGTGTCCGAACTGTCGAACCAAAGTAACCTCATTCGCAAAAGCGAAGCAAGAACGTTTACAAAATTCATCTACTCCTGGACCAAAGCCTGTATTGAATTCGGAGAACGATGCACAACCCGAGGCATCCAATCATGTTGCCGACATTCTGAAACGATACGGATTGTAAACGTTGATTCAATCCAAGTCAAGTGCTTGCGTTGCGGTCGGTTGTCGAAAGGCATAACAATCTAATGGACATCATGGATGGACTAAAGAAGGACGAAGTAATGTTCCTCTTTAAAGGTGAGCCAAGTTCAGGAAAGTCAATCGCCGCTGCATCCTTTCCGAACTGTTACATCTTCGACATGGAGTCAAGGATTCGGAGTGTCGCTGCATACCACGTACCAAAGGGAAAGACAGACATCAAGTACGATACCTACAACTATGCGGACTACCCGAAGTTCGATAAGAAGTGGGATGAATTGATTGATGCATCGCGCACGTCGAAGTTCCCATACGATACGGTAATCGTTGACACGTTGACATCTTGCTCTGACCTTCTGCTACATCACGTCATCAAAGAGAAGGGATTGGTTGGCAAAGGTAAGAAGATTGCCGGCGTCACAGTCAATTCGATTGAAGACTACAATGTTGAATCGACAGCGTTAACCGAACTTGTCTTGTTGATGCGGCAGATTAAAGCTAAGTACAAGATACTCGTCGCGCACGTAGTAAAGACAGACCGACAAGACATCGAGAACAATACGACTGTGGTTACGCGTCAGCTACTAACAGCGGGAAAGAAAGTAGCAGCTAAACTACCCGGATACTTCGACGAAATCTTTCACTTTGAGCAACGACTTAAAGGTGGGCGACCATCATTCATTGCTCACACTATGTCTACCGGCGAAGACTTTGCACGAACGACGTTGAACATTCCACAGGAACTCAACTTCACGAATGCAAATTTCTTCGACATGATTGAACCATCACTCAAGGGGGTAATGAATCTAACATCACCAAACGGTAACGTCACTCCATTCGTAAACCCGAAGTAAAGGAAACAAGACAATGGCATTCACGTATTCGCAGGAAGATGTTGCTCGCACGCAGGTTGTTGAGGAAACGAACTGGCTTTACTGCAAGGTAACGAAGTTCGAAGAGAAGGCCAGCAAGAAGGAAGGTCGTCAGGGAATCATCAATTACGTGGTGACTCTCAAGGTTGAAGATCCAAGCTCCAAGTACAACGGCTTGGTTTTCATGCCGAACTTCCCCGAGGATTATCCCGGCCTCGCGTTTCCTTTCCTGACCGCAATGGGTCATGGTCCGCAGCAGGGTGGCGGTTCCGTTGACTTCGCGGAGTTCGTAAACGATTACGTTCAGGTTTGTGTTCAGCCCGGAACGTATAACAATAAGCCGACGAACAATATCGTCGATTACAGACCGAAGGATTGGACACCGGAGGGTTAGTTAACAGCGATGAATCCTTACGAAGGTTACAAACTCTACGGACCATACGTCCATCGATTCTCAAAGAGAAAGATTGTCTACCTTCGTAACTCCGAGGATGATAGAATCTACCTGAACCTATC